TTTAAAGAGCTTTGCACGTTAGAATATAAAACTTTAGTTAAATCAAAAACTTGAGCAATGTCTTCTTTAGAGTAGACAGAAGCAACAGCGCCAACAGGCCTTCCTCTTTCATTTGGTACTTTATTTTTTGTGATTGGCTGATTTTCAGAAGCTGCATCGCCGCCTTCAGCAGGAGCTATAGTAGGGACACCGCCGACTATCGGATTGTAAAAACCTTTTTTCCTTTGTTCTACAAATTTTTCTTGAGCAGATTCTAATTCTTTATCTGTAGGATAAATGCCGGTTTCAATAACTTTGATACCTTCTTCAGGAGGCAAGATACCAAGCTCCATCATCCTTGTTACAACTCTATTAAATTGTGTTTCATCTTTTATGGAAACTTCTTCGAATTTAGCTGTTGGACATTTACCTTTAAAACCTAAGTTCTTAAATATTAATTCCATTTCTGGCTGCAAAAAGTCATTTAAAAAAGCATTTCTAGCTTCTTTAAGCCTTTCGAAGAAAACTTGAGCTTTTATATTTGTATTGGCGAATTTTTCAGAACCGATCAGAATATTCTGTAAACCTTCTTTTATATCTTCATTAACTACTTTATATTTCTCATAACCTAACACCTTATTCATATCAGGTATGACAAATTCAGCTTTAGTAGTGTAATCAGCGACAAGGACTCTTCCTACAGATTGATTATTAAGCAAGGATTGCATTGCTGATATATTTTTATGGTTAATCCCCCCTTTACTAGGTTCTGTACCTAAAGTTATAAGCAATATAACGTTTTCAATAGTTCTACAAATAGCTTGATCAATTTTTTTCATTTCTAATTTGAAGTTTATATCGTCAAGCACTGCAAAACCGAAAGGAACAGCGAATGGCTCATAATCTTGCTTCTTATAGAATGAGTAAATTACATCCGTTGGATTTAATTGAATCTTTAAGCCATCTTGAGCCCATTGCCCATTTTTAATTTTATCTTGAGTTTCAGCATCCAGATTATCAAAAATCATTTTATCATGATCGTTCTTGGGGTTTTGCAATCTTTCTAGCTCATATTCAGAAAGTATTTTTTCATAAACTAATTGTTTCCAAGAACTAGTTCTTTTAACAGTGACAAAGAAAGGATTTAGCAAAGTATATTGAACAGGTATTAAATTCTTAGCATCATAAGCAGTCGGGTAATTATATAATTTTTCTGTGTTTTTATAATTTAAATCTTCGTTACTAGCATAAGTTTGAAGTATCTTTTGAAAATCATCTAATTTAAACTTACCATTTATCTTGTAATAAAATATATTCCCACTTCTATAGTATTCTCTGAAGTATTGATCTTTAACTCTCCACATTTTAACATACTTCATCCATTTGTGGTAAAAATCTTTAGATTTTTGCGTCCCACCTTCAAATATTATTTCTGCATTAGAAAACTCAGACATTATATCTACAGCATTTCTAAATATAGCTACATTAGCGTAAGCTTTCTGACATAACTCTATAGCATCGCGAATGTTATAACCGTTTATAGATGACTCAAACGGCAATAAACCTTCTCTAATATTTGCATATTTATTTAACTTAGGCTGAGTTGCAACCCTATTTCTCCTAGTATTCGTGCTAGAGCCGCCACCAGTTCTAGAATAAGCAGCCGAAGCATCAAAATCGTAGAAAGGATCTCCTACTAATTGTGGTTCTGAAGACTCATTTCTAATCAAATCCTCTAAAGAAGAACCCTTTTCGTCATTACCTTTAGAAAACTTATTCCAATAATTTGATTTTTTTGTATATTTACGAGCCATAGTATATAATATGTTACACAAAGTAACTTTAAAAGTGACTTTTAAACTTTTTAATAAATTTTAAGCGATAAACATTGGCGTAAACGTTTCGTTAATGTTTTCCACTTTTACTTGTTGCATATCATAATATACTTTAGTCAACCAATTTCCTAAAATTAAAGCAGAATAACTATCTTTTCTTGGTTTATCGGGGCCAGTTTTTCTCCTTAGATTAGGAGGCAGATCGAAACTTTGTGTGCCTTGAGTCGTTGTAGTTATTTGTATTAAAGCGCATTCTGTTTTTGTCAGTAAAATCATATCTGTCAAATGCTCAACAAAATCAATCATTTTAGCCTCCTCATTTTGTTTGTCTGAATCAGCCATATTCGAAAACTTTAGATTCAAAATGCCTATTTTCTTTTTAGTCTGAGCCCTAAAATTATCATCTATAGCTCTGCTACCGAAAAATATACGTCTATGATCAAAGTTTGCTTGCAATAATTCGTTCGCAACCCTAATCCAACTTGAAGTAGGTTTTCGTAAAAATACGTATTTAAAATCAGATTTGTTGTATTCGTTTTTTGCTAGTAATAAATTCTGAGAGTAGTCTTCAGGTTTTTCAAATTCTGTTGACATTTGCTTAAGATCTATATTAGCATCTTTAAAAAGTTCACTTTCGTTACAAGAGTTCATAAATTGAACACCTCCATTATAATCCATACAAACAGCAACGACATTAAAGTTTTGCAATATATATAAAAAATACTTAATATGATCTTTTAAAGAAGATCCTGATAAAGCATAAGAATGGACTAAAGTACATAATTTCTTTTCTTGGTTTAATTTTAGAACTTGAATAGCAAAATCATCAGAAGATTCTGTTTCTGACCAAGAAGGATCAACAGCCACAATGTATTCAGCATCAGAACGCCCTACTACTTCTGTAGAAGGAAGTTCCCCATCTGGAACGGTACACAAAGCCATTTTAGATATCTTAAAATACCCAGAGCTATCATCAGTAAACTGAGCTCCAAATTCTCTCATGAACTGTGATTCACTCATGGTAGCTTTAGCTTGATTAATAAGATTTTGATCGTACAACTGGACAGGAGCACAATCATAAGAAAATTGCATTACACACCTACGAGTTCTTTCACCTTTTTTAGGATTAAAAATTAGATTCTCATATTGTTCATACAACTTATACAAATACTCAAATTTAAAAGAGGCAGAAGAAAGAGCAATCAATTTATTATTCGGCCATTGATGTCTATCTTTTTCTTCCATTTTACCCTGCTTAATTAAATTATTCTCCGCTTGATACAGTTCTTCTCTTTGTGTAGGGTTCTGTACAACGGACAAAAATGGCACTATAACTTCATTATAAATGCGTTCAGGCATCAACAGGAACTCGTCGATAATAATGCGATGAAAACGGAAACCTCGCAGTTTTTCACCATCACCCAAGGGTAGTGCTCGAATACGGCTTTTGCCTATTTCCATTACCCACTCATCATTACTTTTTGAAACGTGAGTAATACATTGCTTTAGTAAATAAGCTTCTGGCTTTGCAGCGATATCTTCGATTTTTTTAAAAATCATTTTAGATTGCCGGAAAGATCTGGAAAGAATACCTGTTTCAACTCCTTGATTCAAAATAGCGTCTAAAACGGCATAAATTCCAGTTGTATAACTTTTACTCATACCGCGAGACCATACTCCTAAAAAATAATCACTTTCCAACATGCTTTTAATAGCCATATGTTGAAATGGGAACAATTGAACGCCAGTGATTAAATCTGTAGCAAAAGTTGTGTTATTTCTTAAAAATTCATAAAATAAAAGTTTAGCTTCTCTTTCTTCTAAAAAACCTTTTTTCTTAAGTAAATCTTCGTTGCTTATATATTCGTTTTTTCTTGGTATTTGGCTACCTGTTTCCCAGCTCATAATCTAAATAATATTGTATATCTACGTTCCATAATTCTTTGCCGTAATAAAGTAAACGAGGAATTATCTGCATAGATTTTTTTCGACTACCTGTAAAAATAAATTGAATTCTTCTCGGGTATTCATGTGTTAAGCTTCTCATGTTATGAAAAACGTATTCTAAATTAGATTTCTTTTTAAATTTACTTTGATTGCTTTTAATTTTATTAATGTCACTTTCTACAACAACAAATAAATATGATTCTAATGCAACAGCTTTTTCTATTTCCTTTTTAAACCTTGAAATCCCACCAGCCATTGTTCCTAAAAAATCAGATTCACTTTTTCTATCTACATAAGTGTATGTATACTCGCCATTATTTAATAAGTAATCTCCCACATATAATTTTTCTACCTTAGTTTTTTTAAACGGCAAAGGGTCTTGCTCTCTTGTGTCAACCAACATTTCGAAATCAATAGCCTCACAAGGTTCTATAAACTTTTTTGGCATAGGTCTATTTAACAAAGGTTCCAGACCTAACAAGCTACAAGCTTTAGTGTAAGATTTAAAATACTTTTTTAATATATTAATTGGAGGTAAATTCAAAGTATTCAACTCATTATGACAAGGACCATAAGAATATTTTTTTTGAGCTATTCTTTTTTGAAAAAGATCCAAACATTTAGCTTTAGCCAAATCACTCTCGACACTTTTCTCCCACAACAAAAACTCATTAAGATCCAAAAACTCTTTTGAAAAATAATCCTTTTTATTTAAAAAAGGTATTTGCTTCTTATAGAATAAAGAAAATTTAGGATAATATTTGCAATAATATTCAGCTTGATAAAGGCCATGCTTTTTAATATGGGCATGTAAGGACTTATCTGTTTCAAATTCTTGATTACATACTTTACACTTTATCATATAGCATCTTCTTTTGAAATGCCTAATATCCTCGCTTTCCAAGAAGACATAGATTCAAATTTATCAGCTTCTTCCTGAATAGCTTGTTTTTGTAAATCAGCTATTTGAATCATCATTTGTCTTTCTTTTTCGTCTTGAAAAAGTTCAACTAGATTCAAAATAGAAGCATTCTTCTGATGATGCTTGTCGATTCTTTTAGCTCTTTCACCATTTAATTTCTGAATGCTTTGATCTATTCTTTTGGCACATTGATTATACTCTTCACTAATAGTTTTTAAAATCTCAGTTAACCTAAGTGTTAAATCATTTTGCTCTTGAGTTTCACTGAACATTTGGTTTACTTTATTTTTCTTAATATCTATTTGACGTAAATTAATATAATCCATGCATACATTGATATATAAATTAATTTCATCTATTGTTAAATCAGGTTTATCCCAAACCGAACGAACAAATTCTGCCTCAAAAAGATCTTTATCTGGTATAGAAGAATAAGCATCATAATTACCTATAAAACGAGGGCTAGATAAATAAACCAACAAACGTTCCAAAAATTTTCTATGTTGTAATGACAACTTACCTTCGTTTAAAGATTGACCACACCATTTATTGACCTTATTTAAAACAGTTTTTAAAGAACGAGGAACAGAATACTTTTGATTAATTCCTGATTCATTTTCGACCAAAAGGTCTGGATGGGTTTCTTTTATATATTTATGCACCGCTCTATATTCAGCAGTAGCATAAAAATTTGCAGTTTTAGATGATTGAATTTTCGTCGCAAACAACAATTCAGTAATTTGCTTGGGGCTCATTTCTGATTGAATATTTTGTTCAATAAACTCTTTTTGATTATCTGAAAGCTCTTCTTTTGCTGGTGAAAAAAACTGTTTCTTTTTTTTATCGATTATACCTGTTTCAACAAGATAATCTCTTACAAGTTTAGCTTGTTTAGACCGACCAGTTAATTTCTCCTTTTCAAACAAAAGTTTGGCTATAACAACATAGTCGTTTAAACCATCTTCTATTTTTTTATTTATAAAAATCTTATCTTTATCACTTAACATATCTATCCTGAAAATAAATCGTTTTCATCTATTAATTTTTCAGCTTTAACGTAAAGCATTTTTTTCAAATTCTTTATTTGTTTATAACCCGCTTTTCTACCTTTTTCGTTAGTTTTGAAATTTAATATTCCCGCTACCTGATCATCACTCAAAAAATCTATAAAAAACATTTTATAAACAAAAAACTGTTTATCAGTTAAACAGTTTCTCATTAATTCGTGCAGTCTAGTTTCTGCTGTTTTATAATCATAATCTTTAGTTGATTCAAATGACATATAATAGTTTTGATGATTTTCTAAGCTAACTGTCATTTTGATATCGAAAGCTGGTTTCTTTAATTTTTCCCACTTGGCATAAAGAGGGCATTCGCTTGATTGGACGCCACTAGAAGTAAACCCACAAGAGTTTTCAAAAGTTATTTCTATACCCTTACTTGTATTAAAAGGGCAAGATAAACATGGTTTAGCAAAAGAAGTATAATTGTTCCTTATAATATTTTTTATTTGATTTGTCGCAATTCTATTTACCCAAGGCTCTATAGGTCTTGATTGATCCCACAAATGCCACTTCTTATATATATGCAATTTTATTATTTGCTCTATGTCTTCAAAATCAAACCAAGCTATTGCTTTTAAACGCCATTTAGATTTTCTTTTTTTGATTACATTATTAATGACCTCATACATGTCCTCAAATTTTTTTTCATTATGTTTCATTAATATCTAATGTTTTTCGAACTGGAGCGCATTCTCTTAATGATTCTGATAATAACTCTTCTTTAGACATCGTTTTATTTACCCCAGCAGGCCTTTTAATTTTATTACCTTCATCAACTGGATTAGCATTAAAAACTTCTTCAGCTTTATAAACGTTATTACCGCCATTATCTATTTCATAAGCTAAACCATTAGGCCTGCGAAAAGTTTCGACAGGATCTTCTTGAACCTGAGAAGGCCTGTTGACATTTTGTGGCGTATTTTGTCGAGACAAAGCCGACAAACCGCTACCACAAGATGAGCAAAACTTTGCTCCAGCCTGATGTTTGCTTCCACATTGAGAACAATAAACACTACTCATGCTATATTATATATTTTATTTATTATTTATCTAGTTTCTTAAAAACATGCACTATATACTTCAAGATTTCACTCCTGACTATATCTTCTTCTTCGAACTCAAAACAGTGAATGCCTTTAGATTCACTTTCTTCACTTTTAAATAAATTATATATCTTAGTAAAACCTGATTTTGTGCCAATATCTGATTGCATAGAATCACCACATATAAACATTTTAGTGTTTTCGCCAATACGCGTCAAAAGCGTTACTAATTCCTTTGTGGAGTAGTTTTGAGCTTCATCTGCTATAATCACCTTATCATTCCATGTAGCCCCTCTAAGGAAGTTTACAGGAAAAGCTTCGATATAGCCTTGATCTTCTAAATATTTAGATTGAGTCACTGGCAGTAGCTCATCTAACTTATCATATAAAGGCATCATAAAAGGATTAAACTTTTCATCCACCGTTCCGGGTAAAGACCCTAAACCTCTTTCTCCAGCTTCAGCAATAGTTCGAATGTATTTTATTTCATATTTCGGATTTGCATTTAAAAGATGCAACGCTGAATAGACAGATAAGAAAGTTTTTGATGAACCTGCGACACCATTAATAAAGATAATTTTTGTACCCCTGTTAAACGCTAGCTCCACTAAACTCTTTTGCTTTTCTGACAAATCGAATTTTTTAATTTTTAAATTGACTTGCCTAAAAACATTATCTTCTAAGACCTCTTTTATTGTTTCTTTTGGTTGTCGCCTTTTTTTTGTTGACATATTATAAATAATTATACACTATATATATATGGTTTTCCACTGCCTTAGTATTCCTTATACAGCAACAAACAAAAACACTTCATTATGCGCTTTTGTTCAAAAAGTTTATAAATTTTGTGAAGAAATGACTTTACGTGGCCATACCGTTTATCATTATGGCCATAAAGACTCTGAAGTAGTATGCACAGAACACATAACTGTAACTGATGATGATATTTTAAGAAAAAGCTATAAAAATTTAAATGA